ATAACCATATATGCAAAATCTATTCCAACATCAAAATATATTTTGTAAGTGGTTGAAATGATTGAATAATTATTTTTTCTGGTCTTTTTGAGGACCAGAATTGATATGATTAAACGATAAAACTGTGTCAAAAATGAAACAGATTTATGGTACAGTTGTATCAAAATATCAAAATAACGAATAAAATCAACAACTTACAACTGTATCAAATTATCATATAACTGTATCAAATTGCGTAAGTATATGATACGATTCACGAATCCTTGAAGAATCTTGTGTACAAGGGCCGAAACAATGAGCATAATAAGCTTAATTCGTAGAGTAATCATATGGTTATGCGATATATGACAAACATGAGAGATCAGGTACGCGTGCATGGGTCTGGGTGCGTTGAAAGATCGCGCTCGTACACGATTAGTGGAACGCACGAGTACACGATTATGGGTCGTGGTGCGCAGACCCGTGACCCAGACATGGCGCATGCGGTACGCGGGTGTGTGACCCACGAACACGTGTCTGGGTACGCGGTACACGGGTCACGTATGCGGGTGATGCGCAGGGCAGGCCAGCGTGACGCGCACCGCGCCCGCACGAGCGCTGTACTGTCATTTGAGAACGTCGGGGTTCCGGGGATTTTGATCGTAAAACCTTATCCCACTTTACCTGGGTACTTGGTACTAGATAAAAATTTTCCCGGAAAAATTTAAGAAGATCTACTTCCCCGGAATTTCCGGGATATTTCCTTAAAAGGACCCGTGTATGGGAAAACAGTACTTACCAACTCCGGAAGACAGGGTATTAGTGACCAAAATGGCCTCAGAAGGATGTTCTCTACAAGAGATAGCCGATCAAATGGGTCGCACCACAAGAATGATCTGCATAAAATACGGACCAAATCTCAAACAAGGCCGAGATATGGCCTTAGAAGCGGGACTCAAACCTAAGATCAATTCAAAGACTGGCATAATGCAAGTTGAAATCACCTCTCAACAGAGAGAAATAATACAGGTTTTATCCGGACAAGGGTTACGAGATGATCAGGTAGCTATACTGGTAAAGATACCTCTTCAGACCATGTTAGTCTATTGTCGAGAAGACCTCAATATAGGCAAAGCTGTGGCCCATGATAAGGTCACTAAATCCCTCTTCGAGATGGCTTTAGACAAAGAGCACGTAAATGCCACTATGTTTTACCTCAAGACGCAGTGTGGATGGAAAGAAACATCCAATATCGAGTTCCCAGACAAGAACGGCAACCCTCAAGCCATCGCTGGAGGCGTGAACATAAACATCAGTGCCGACAAGATGCAGACTCTGATAGCTTTGCTTAATGATACGGTGTGATATGGACCCTCGGGACGCAGTACTTGAGACCTTGCCACCTGAAGCCATAGTCTTGGCCCGTAAGGTAGCGCACGAAGACTTCTATTTCTACTCGAGATGGATGTTTTTGCGCAGAAAAGGCTACAAGTGGATGCGCGGTCGGCATCACAAACAGATATGTGATGCCCTCGTAGGCGTGTACAAGGGCGATTGCACCCGACTCATCATAAACATCGCCCCTCGTTACTCCAAGACTGAATTGGCCGTAATAGACTTCGTCTCGTGGACGATGGGCCATGTCCCCGACGCCGAATACATACACACCAGTTACTCTGGGCGGTTGGCCGCCAACAATTCATGGCAAACTCGCGATCTGGTACAACATGAGGAGTATCAGGCCATATTCAGAACAGACCAAGGGTTGCCGAAGGTCGTCCTGAAAGGTGATTCCCAGGCTAAGGACGAGTGGAGGACAGATGTAGGTGGGTGCATGTACGCTGTGGGAGCAGGAGGAACCATAACAGGTTATGGAGCCGGGAAACACCGATCCGGGTTTGGTGGAGCGATTATAATCGATGATCCGCATAAGGCCGATGAAGCGAGGTCGGATGTGGTGAGACAGGGGGTCATAGACTGGTTCCAGAACACATTAGAGTCTAGGTGCAACTCGCCACAGACGCCGATCATACTCATCATGCAGAGGTTACACGAGAACGACCTGGCTGGGTGGTTACTGGGAGGTGGTAATGGTGAGAAGTGGGAGTTGCTGTGTCTGCCGACGTTGGAAAATGAGAATACGGAGGACGAACAGGCTTTATGGCCTGAGAAACACACCGTTGAGGACCTTAACAGGCTAAAGACCGCGAAACCATATACGTTTAGCGGGCAATATCAGCAATCACCATGCGCCCCAGAGGGAAACATTTTCCGTGCAAACAACATAGGAATAATAGAAGCAGTGCCGGTGGGGACTGTGTGCGTGAGAGCCTGGGACCTGGGTGCCACAGACGGTCGAGGAGATTATACGGTTGGGTTTAAGTTGGGCCATATGCCTGATGGTAGATGGTGCATAGTAGACATCATACGAGAGCAACTCGGACCGGAGGACGTGGAGCAGATACTTAAGGCAACAGCACAGAGCGACGGTCGTAGCGTGAAGGTGCGACTGCCTCAGGACCCGGGACAGGCCGGTAAGGCTCAGGTAAAACATCTGACGAAACTGTTGGCTGGGTTCACGGTGGTGACAAAGCCGACCACAGGTGATAAGTTGACCAGAGCGGAACCGTTTGCCGCACAGGTTAACGTGGGGAATGTGGTTTCTCTGAACAAATCATGGCTCGATGGATTTAAGGAAGAGGCAAAGATGTTCGATAATGGGATATACGACGATCAGATAGATGCGGGGGCGGACGCGTTCAACGAACTGTCGACTGGATCGTTTTTCAGTGACTGTGACATGCAGGAGGATGCACCAGATGATTAAATACCCAGAAAAATGGCAAGGAATTGGGTGCAAAGTAGACGTAGCAGATATAGGCGCTACTATACAATGGATCATTCAAAAACTGAACGTGCGTAACCTGTCCCTGTCTGGCGGAATAGACTCAACCCTACTGCTATATTTTATGAAGAGAATCTTAGGGGATCCAATTCACTGTTATACTATTGCTCTTGATGAGACGCACCCAGACTATATTCATGCAAAGATGGCGACAAAGTATTTTGATGTGGCGTTTCATCCCTGTTTTCTACGGACTATACTGGAACCAGACAATATTGTTAAAGCGTTCTATGGACATCTTTCTGCTATTGGAGTGGAGGAAATCATTGCAGGAGATGGGATTGATGAATTCACTTGCGGATATTATTCACACCAAAACGATCAATCAGAGCAAAATTATATCTCATGGATTAGGCGTTTACACGATGAACAACTTGTGCCGTTGAACAATAATTCAGGTGATGTGCGTGTTTACCTTCCATATCTATCCCCTGAAGTGGTTTCTCTTCTGTCACTTATTCCATTATTCGATAAGGTTGACGATCAATACAGAAAGAAAATCATGCGTACAATGGCGCAAGGAAAGATCCCGAACGGAATAATTGACCGGTGGAAATGGTAAGGAGCTATGAAACCAGAAGGCAAGAAATACGAGAAACCGAAGATTGAGAGACAGATCAAGATGACCTTCCCGATTGACATCATGGAGGCCAAAGGCAAGGTCTGTAAACAGTGTTCATCGTGTCATAGTTGTCGATAGGAGGAATAAGATGAAACCCTCAAATAGACAGTATACAGGTCCATCTCAGTTTTTCCATAATTACGAGCACAATCCAGAGGGACTAACTCATTGTCGAGGACCTGAAGGAAATCCATATAGGATTGTGCATTATGAAGGGAAACATATCATTAGTACTGAGTATGCCAAAGGACATGATAAAAAAGAGATATTACATGGTTTAAATTTAATGAACGCCTAGGGCCAGGTTGGAATCTTAATTCTGGAACTATATTAGCTGTAAAAGATGTACCTGAATCAGGGAAAAAGAAAATTTACTTTAAGATTGATGATACTCAATTTCTAAGGAGTGGTATAGATCACAGTCTTTTACCAGAGAAGTTAGCTAATTTACCTCCAATAAAGGTATAAAATGAGTAAGATACGACTTACCGCGCACCCAGAAAGCATGGCTATGACCCAGGCATGGCAAGATGAAGCCATCGTGACAGGTGAGAGGTACGTGGAACGACCTCACTGGTATGAGAACACGGAGACTGGGCAGACGTATTATGAAGTGTTCGGATGTATTGGGTGGCCATCTGAGGTGTCGGATAAAGATGAGGGGTTACCAGGATATGCAGGTGTAGTGGGAATAGTGAGACCTAAGACCGGTAGTAGGGCCGCTAAAGACGCTGTGTTTCAGTTACTTGCCGAAATCGAGGATCGCGATGTTCCGACCTTGCTGGAAGGAGTCTTGCAATTGAGGTCTGAGTACGGATTTGGCCAATATCCCGGTCTGATGCAGACGTTTTGGGGAGACCCGGACAGATTTGTGACCATACTCGCGTTATTGAATGAGAGATTGACGGTGAATGGGTCGAAGTATGCCGTTCTGGTGTCGCCGCCTGGGGATTTTTATGAGCCGAAGGCGTTTGACCATTATGTCAGATCGATGCGGTCTGTGTTGATGCCGGACAAGGTTCGGTTTTACTTCGGGAAGACTGACATCCTGAAAACTAGATTAAAGGAATTTAGACAAAATGACCCAGCGGTGTTTGCCATGGGAGGATTGGTTCATTCACTCCTGCTCCAGACGATGTGGATGGACTTTACAAGGGAAAATTCGTTTAACGTGGAGGGGGAGGAGGACTTACCGTATGAGTGAGACGATGTGGATTATAGTCACGGTAGCGGTCGGGGTGTGGGTTATCACGGTCGTGTCAGCCTTAGTCGGGGCTTATCTTATGTTTAAGGGAGCAAAGGCGGTTCCTGGGGAAGGGTTTCTGGGCGGCGTCCCTAAAGGACAGGTGTTTTCGATACCTGAGGCGAAAGACGCAGAGGAGTTTCCTGAAGAGCAGGTGCTTGAGAAGACTGAGAAGTTCCTGAAACTGTTCGGAGGAAAAGCCTCAGGGACCTAAAGAATTGTGTGTACGTTGTGCACAGATAAGAATATAATAAGAATAACGGAGGTAGATCGTGAGAGTCATATGCCCTATCTGTAAACGAAGAGATTTCGAGACAACAGCTAAATATGTCCAGGATGTAACGCCCAACGGCAGTTTTGTCAAGTGTCTGTTACCGTATATCATTGATTGGTTGACAACATCGACGACTCTGTGTTCGGAGATGACGTGTCCTGAGTGCGGTGCATCGTTGGCGCCGTCTGGAAGACTTACAGTGATACCTGATCCGATTATTCCTGTACCACCTGAAATGCCGGATATTCCGTCTTCGTTTGAACCACTTGAGACTGGAATAAAGAAGCGACGGAGGTAAGTCTTGCCTGCCCAGTATGAAGCGATTCGTGATAAGTTTATCGCCAAGGGAATGAGTGTCAAAGAGGCTAAGAGTCATGCCGCAGCTATTTATAACGCGCTCCATCCGGGTAAACCACTCATCAGATATATCCAGGAACATGAGAAAGGATCAAAGAAATGATCGACCCCCAGTGGAACATATCTAATTTACCTCCCATCGGTCATGAGGACGTGGCTGAATTTGCCTTCGACCTGTTCGAAATATCTCGCATAGAGAAGGAACGCCTCGGAAAACCAGACGACTTTCTTGCCGACTATGCCTTATATCGTGGCCAGTCCGGAAAACCTGCCACTGGACGCAAGGGTTACTCACCAAAATCTCGAACGCAGACCCCAATCAATCTCTATTTTGCCAACATCGAACGGACCATTTCGAATATCACTGCCCGTAACCCAACAGGTGAAGTGGTAGATATGGATGGGATGCATGATGGTGCAGAGAACGTCCTCAGCATGCAGTTGAAGAAGTGGTGGAAGGACTCAAGTCAGCAACTGAAGACTCGTGCCACTGCAAGAGAAATGGAGATTTACGGCATTACGATCGAAAAACCCGTCAGAGTCCCCTCCACTAATCAGCCAGATATTATCGTCACAGACCCATTTGCTTTTTTCCCGGCTCCAGGTAATTGGGACGATATATCGATGGAGGCACCTTTCATAGCATACGCCTACCTAGACTATATCAGTCTGATAGAGACTCAGTTTAAGGTGACAGACATCATCGAAGAAGACGCCTATGAACTTCTCGGTCAGAGTCGAGAGGAGATGAAGACCCAGAACATCGGTCTTCGACACACGATTGGCAATTATACGTCTCCCATGACTGTCACCTCAAAACAGGGAAAACCGATCTTAGATAAGAAGATCGCACAGGGTCTGATCATCGAGGTCTGGGTGCGTGATAACCAGATGTCTTCGACCACTGTGCAACTGCCGAAGTTGGACGAACTCGGTGTACCGATCTTGGGTGACGCTGGAAATATCGTGATGGAAGAGGGGACTGTCGAGAAGAGGATGTGTCCGGATGGGGTGCGAAAGATCACGATAACGAGGACTAAGGACCCTGCGCATCGTAACGGATGGGTCGTGTTGGACGATTCACCTAATCCAAATATCAATTACAGACACCTTGTCGAAGGTCCTGATGTCTCTAACACGTATCCGTGGGGCCGGTTACCAGTCTATATTGCCAACTCATACAAGGACGGGGTGTCTATTTGGGGTTTTGCCGCCGCCGAACAGGTGGGAGATCTCATCATCAAGATCAATCAAATCATGACGAAGTTGGTGGCGTATGTCATCAACGTCATGACTCCTCCATTGATCGTGCAACAGCATTGCGGCATCACAAGGGAGATGATAGAGAGTTCTCTCACCAAGGCTGGGCGATTGATCCTCATGCCTTCTACGCCTAATGCTCGCATCGAGTTCATGGCGATACCTAACCTTCCAGGGACGTTCTTTCAGGTATTAGATCTGATCGTCCGGTTCTTTGATCGGGTGTATCAGATAGAAGACGCAGACAGGGGCGTGGTGCCGTCTGGCGTGATCGCGGCCAGTGCTATTGTGGCGCTCCAAGAGAGGAACCAAGTCTTGATGCAGGCAAAGACGTCGTCCATAGACCATATCGCCGAACAGAGGAGTCGATGGGCCATCGGTCTCTGGCAAAATTGGGGCACTGAGTTGGAGTCTGTGGACATAAATGGAGAGAAGACGGAGTTCAGAGCGGTGAACTACGTTGGACGAAAGTTCAATTACGTCGTGGAATCCGGGTCTACCGCACCTAGGACGAGTCTCCAGTTACAGGAGATGGCCAAATGGTTATATGAAGTCAAGGCCATCGGCCAGAAAGGGTTGTTAGAGGCGGTTAATTGGCCTAATTGGAAAGAGGAGATTGAGAGGACCGCTGAGAGTCAGTTGGATCAGGCATTCCAGATCCTCATAGACGCCGGATTACCGGAAGAAGCGGCCATTGCACTTAAAAAGAATTTGATGGAGACCCAGTTCCAGGCGGAAGGACCTAAGACCGCAGCAGAAGGGTATCAGCCAGTTCAACCTAAATCCCTAGTTCCTCCATCTTCGCCTGTTCAGTCTGGGTCCTAGGGACTCTAAAGAGCGCGTAACGTTTTTGTGTACACAGGGAGTCGGTTATGGTAATATGAAATCATAGGAGGGAATTATGAACCAACCCAGTTTACCCGCGAATCAAGCAATGACCGACGGAATGAGAGAAGCACTCAACAAGAGCGTCTCCACTGATTCTATGAAGAAGGTCGCGGACATGATGACTAAGACGGCTAAGATGCTGGCTATGGGTCACATGGATCCCGCCTATATGGCTGAAACTATGGAGATGATGCAGAAACTTATGCCTGCGGGCGAAGGTCCGGTTGAAAGTCCACCTCCGATGGGAGTGTATCCAGGTGAGGGTATGTGATATGCCGATATACGAGTATAAGTGCAAGAAATGTAGGAAGACCACAGAAGTGATGCGCAGTGTCACTGAATTTGTTCGGAGCATCAAGTGCTCATGCGGAAAACCCGCGAAGTTGGTGATTCCAAAGAACGGTGCGATCTTGACGGATGGGGATGTGAAATGGATGGACTCGGCGAAGGATAACCTTCCGAAAGACGCCCAAAACATCCGGACCCGTGGAGAACATCGTCGATATTTAAGGGATCATAATTTGGCGTGTATAGGTTAAAGTTACCATGAACGATCGGACAACCTGATTTATCGGCCCGTAAGGGACAACCGAAATCTGATCAGGCCGAGAAGGAGAATGGTATGGTAGAGGTAGCAAAAGTGGCGGACGTAGTGGATCCATCTGTCGGAGCAGACGGGTTTATTCCTGGGACGACGTTCAAGACCCCGGAAGATTTGGCTAAAGGTTATGTGGAACTGAAGGGACTCCATGATCGTCAAGCCAACGAACTCGGAACTGTCCGAAAGGAACACGAGGGACTCAAGAGCCAAGCCGAAGTGTTGGCTAACGTGCTCAAAGAGAATCTCACTAGGGGTCAGGTTGCAACACCAGGCTCCAATGCTCCGGTAAAAGTCGATTACACCGCAGAACTTTCGGTGGTGGAGAAACAGATCCAAGAATTAGATCCTTTGGCGCCAGATTATCAGAGATCGTTGTCGTCATTGGTGTCTAAGTCTAATCGACTTACGGCCATGGACCAGCATGAAAAGACTCTGTCCGCTGCTGGGGATATGTTGAAAAAGGAACTGAGTGAACGTGACATTAAATCGGCGCATGAGAGTTTCAGAAAGGCGAATCCGACATTTGATTTACCTGAGACGCAGGCAAGGATCAGAGAAATCATCGCAAAAGATCCAACTGGGATGTCGGATCCATTATCGGCTTTTCGTGAGATTCAGCGAGATGATGTTATGGCTGAGGCTCAGAAGTTGAAGGATGAGAATGCAGAGTACAAGAGGTTGATAGACCTCAACAAGGGCAAAGACGAGGCTGGAAAAGTGGTGGTTAAGACTTCAACCACTGCTGCGACCCCAGTCAAAACAACTAAAGTGACGGGTAAGGACCTAGATGCGGGAATGATGGCCGTTTTACAGGGTCAGGCGCAAAAATAATCCTTCTCGTCGGAGATAGGAGAGAAGAAGATGACTTTACTCAATCAGCTCAATGCTACCACGGAGTATTACTGGCTCAATACAGAACCCATCGATATCCTCAACAAGGCGTCAGCGCTTCTGTGGAAACTGATGGGCAACGCCCTCGTTCGCGATAACTGGCAGGTGAAACCTCATGAGACCGTCGACGGCGGTCGCATGATCAAGGTTCCTCTGGAGTATCAGAACAGCAACTCTGGCGGATACGGTGCAACGACCGTTATCAATCAGAGCAAGAAGGACCTCGTCGATGCGGCACGGTTTGGATGGGCGGGTATCTACGGTTCAAACACACTGAACCTCGACGACCTCACTGAAAACACTGGGTCCGAGGCGATCATCGATCTGACGAAGATCTACATGCAGTCCATCATCAAAGCGGCCCGAGTCCAGATGGCCACGGATATTCTCACTTATGCGGCAGATTCGACCCGCATCAATGGATTTGACGATCTGTTCAACATGTCGACTGGTGCTCTTGGTGCCACTAGTGTCCATTATGGATCCATCACCGAAGCGCAGATGGCAAATTGGAAAACCAACGTGATCGAGACGGCCGAGGCGATTTCGTTCGAGGTCCTCCAGAAAGTGTTCCGTACACCGGATATGGGCGACTTCCAAGGCATGTTGCCAGACTTCATCGTCACTACGCCTCTGCTCCGTGACGGATATGAAAGGTCTCTCCATCCGCAACAGAGGTACACTGATACGTCAATGGTGTCTGCTGGTTGGCAGAATATCACGCACAAGGGTGCGCCGATCGTCGGTGACGCAGTCGCAACGGGTCGTTTGTACGCGTTGAACACCAATTTCCTCCATCTCCGGTCCCACAAGGATTACAACTTCACCACTCCAGTCTGGATGGCGAAAACGGTCCTCGGTCAACCGGACGTCATTACCGCAGACACGAGATGGAGAGGGAACCTCTTCTGTTCCAATCGTAAGATGCAGGTCCTTCATACGGCGTTAACTGAACCAGTCTAAGATTCATAAACCCTTAATTCTCGGGGGACGCAGTTTGAGG